GCTTTAACTGAGTTTAGAAAAACGCCATTGCTTGCAGAATGTGATCCAATGTCGGTATGTGCGGCCGTCATGGTATCTGCGGGATTGGGTTTAGAGATAGGTGTATTGGGTCAAGCGTATTTGGTGCCATACCGTAACCACAAGAAAGGCATTGTTGAATGTCAGCTAATCCCTGGTTACCGTGGATTCATTGATTTAGCTAGGCGCTCGGGTCAAATTATATCTATATCCGCCCATATTGTTTATAGCAATGATGCTTTTGAAATTGAATATGGTCTAGAGGACAAATTACTACACAAGCCGGCGATGGTTAATGCTGGTGAAATGGTCGCGGCTTATGCTGTAGCGAAACTTGTTGGGGGTGGTCATCAATTTTTGGTCATGTCTAAAGAGAAGATAGACGAAGTAAAAAACAAAGCCAAGGCTCAGTCTGGCCCTTGGGTTTCTGATTATGAAGAAATGGCAAAGAAAACAGTTGTTAGGCGTTTGTTTAAATGGCTTCCAAGCTCTGTGGAAATGCAAAAAGCGGCGCTCTTAGATGAACATAGCGACGCTGGTATTCAAGATGTTAAATCGATGCTTGTAGAGGATGTGAAGCCTGAAGCAGTAGACATTGTTGCTGAATATTGGGCTGAGTCTGAAAACGTAGATAAGGAAACCGGGGAAATTAAATCCCAGGCTGATGAATTAGCCGCTAAATTATAAAGGTAAGGTGTAGTATGTCTTTTATAGAGTTTTGTTTTAATGCAGTAGCTATTATTTGGTTGCTTAGGTGTTACATACGTATAGATATGCTTGAGCGCCAGTTAAAGGCTTTAAAACAAGAAACACTACAGAAAGAGCACGGAAAAGGGTATTAAATTGAGCGCTGTTACCAAAGAACAAATATACATGGCTGCCAATGAACTGGCAGCTCAGGGAGTAATGCCCAGCAATCTTAACATTAGAGCACAGTTGGGAAACAGGGGAAGTGAGTCTACAATTCAAAAGTACCTTAAAGAATGGAAACATGAATTACTTGTTATGCATGGTACAAGGTGTACGAAGTGTAGTGATTATTGTAAGCAAGTTGAAGAGCTTAAGTTGGTATTGCTACATGTACGCGCTACTATGAAACAGTATTTAATAGAGGATGGTAAATTAAATGCCCCAAATGAAACCATGTAAATATTGTGGAAGCCCCCCTACATACGAACATGAGACGGCACAACATTTAATATATTGTAATAATTGCAACTATGAAACAAAAATTCATACCTACTCAACGGATGCAGTGAAAGAATGGAATAGTAAGCCTGACTCGCATACGCCTAATAATTATCAAGGGCGAATATGCAAATAAGTAAAGGAAATCCAATCCATGGGCACCATGCTAACAAGGGCCCTAAAATGCAAATACCGCTTAATACAATGGCTATCCAAGTAAAGTTCATAATTATTATTCTCTCTTTGTTATCGTTATTTTCAATCCACCAGGTTTTGCTACACCAACTTTAAAGATATGTAGGTCTTCAATCTGGCAATCATCATTATACATTCCCGCATGCTGTAGCGCATCAAGCGGCGCTTTTAATAAATTATCTAAATCGCGCCTTCGGTTATCGGGCATTGTAACCTCTATAACCATTGTTAATGCGCCATCCAGTGGGACTGTAGTGTTTACCAATGCTTTCACACATTGTCTAAACGCCAAGCCTTCCTTGCCTATAAATCTAATTTTCCCATGCGCTAGCCAGTAGTGATTAACACTAGGCGGCCACGGTAAGTGGATCGTCCTTGATTCCATCTGTAGTATTTCCGTACTTTAAATACTGATCTTGTAGTACGGCTTACATATCTCTACAACTTTTTTGCACTGCTGAACATCAAACATTCCAATGTGGCAATCTTTGCTCTCTAGTCCCATTTGTTCTGCTAGCCATTTGTAGCCTGAGCCTCTTGCCCAGTGTTTTTTGTAATTATTGCCCCTTTCTTTTCGGCGTTTTATTAGCTTACGTTGCCATAGATTGTCAAAATATTTATGGGCATCTATTTTAGCTATGCGTAATTCTGCATTAGCCAGTCTTCCTAATGGTTCGTTATTATGTTTATGTACCCCGACATATGCGTCACATGCGGGGTAATTTTCACAAACAAAGGCTAGACCGTAACTTCTCCCGTATATAATGGAAGAGTCTTTAAGAATTGCTACACTCCCACAGTACGGGCATGGAAGCTCAGCCATTCATTAATCTTCCTCAAAATAATCTAGATCATTAATTACGCAATTACTACACTTGTCATTGGGCTTGGAAGCATCACAGCTACAATCCCAATGTCCGTCGTAGCGCTCACCTATTACCATATGATTTTCTTCCATTATGCTTCGTCCTTACACAGCTCAAACTCTTCTTTAAGAGCTATTAATAGCTTAGGTAAATATATAGCATGCGCATCCTTTTTAAGCTTGATGCTAGCAGATAGAAGAGGGTAGGGTTCTATTTCGTCGATACCTTCGGCAAATGGGGGTTGAACAAATAAATGTTTTTTGCCAAAACTCCAACCTAAATTATACCCATTTTCCATCTCTATATTCACGTGCCCTTTGCAGCCCATGAAGTGTAGTTTTTTGAGCTTAGACTGTAGTATCCGTATATCCATAGTTATACGGTTCATCTCTGCCGTATCATCTTTAAGCGCGGCTTCTAATACACTAAATGATTCAACTAAATTGTTGTTAGTTAGCTGTGCGTCATCAGGGATGGATGTTTTTGCTTTTTTAGCCATGTTATGTTCCTTCTATAGTGTTTTGTGAAAATGCAGCTTGCCAATTTTCATAAGCTGCGTCGTCAGCTTTGAATGAAAGGCATAGTTTAATATGGCGGATAACTTCATCGTTAGATACCCAGTCTATGTTAGAAATAGACGCGCCTAGGTTGCAATCGTTTAATGCTAACTGTAGTACTTGGTGCAGATTCATTTGTTACCCCTAATTGTTCTTATTTAATAAAGCTATAATCTCACATCTAGCCACCCGTGTCAACATATTTAATACACTTTTTCTTGCGGTGTAGTGATTAATTGCCAGGGTGTTTCTTGAGCCGAATTCGGTCAAACTGTAGTGTTTCCTTGTCTAAAATTTCAGAATTTAACAATAGCTGCTCTTTTGGTGTAAAATTATCATGAATATTTCAGGATTTTTGGATTATATTTGAAACATGACATAAGCTTATGGCTAAAGGAGTCCATATCATGAAAAGATGCCCCAGTTGTTTTGGCACTAAACAAGTTCGTAAGTTAGGTAACATGTTAGGCGATTGCGATACTTGTGAAGGAAAGGGCCAAATTACCGATGAAAAATTTACAGCATTTCCAAGGCCTCCAGCAATACCTGCGGGAAACAATACAGATGTTGCAACCGTACAGCAATATCTTGCTCAGCAAGTAGCTGATAACAAAAATAGCATTAAGAATGCAAACGTCGCTTACATGAATCAACCTGTATTGGTTGACCCTAAGCGCAAGAATGATGCCGCAAGCGGTCAAGCGCCACTGCCACAAAAGCCCATCGTGCCGTTAGATCCATCTATCAAGCAAGCGCCAGACCATAGGATTGCTCCGGGTCCAATGCATGAGCATGAATTGCAACAATTGCGCTCACAAATCCAACCGCGTGCAATAGATATGATGGCATCTCAAAAGATTGAAGAAGATATAGCCACTGCAAATCTAGAGGATATAGAGGACGCTGAAGCTATTGAAGAAGAGGTTGCTACCACTAAAAAATCATCATCAAAGAAGTCGAAAGCTAAAGGAATAGCTAATGGCAAGCAAGAAAGAATCGCCACAGGAACCTAAAAGCAAGGGTGGCCGTCCTACTAAATATACCCCTGAACTTGCGCTTCGTATCTGCGAAGCGCTAGCCACATCTACCGAAAGTTACGAGAAAATCTGTCAACAAAATCCAGACTTTCCGGACCGAAGTATCCAAAGATTATGGCGTTATAGGCATCCAGAATTCGCGCATATGTATATGCAAGCACGCGCTTGTCAGTCTGATTTGTTCATCGAAGAACTATTAGATATCGCCGATGACGGCCGCAATGATTGGATGTGGAACGAAAAAATAGGTGACTTTGTTGTCAATACTGAGGCAATAAATCGCTCTAGATTGCGTGTTGATACGCGCAAATGGGTTGCTTGTAAGCTCTTGCCAAAGGTATATGGTGAGCGAAAAGTTGATGAAGAAAAGAACAATACAGCGCCTGAAATTGCGCAACTCACCGATATAATAAACAAGTTGGTATCCAAATATGAACGCGAATACTGACGAATTATTAGAGTTAAAAGCGCGCATGTGGGGTTCATTTTTACTCTTTTGTGAAACATTTTTCCCGCTTGTAACAGGTCGTGAATTCAAAATAAGTTCACCAATTGGTCGTGAATCACACTTCATAACAGTTGCTCGTGAGCTATCTTTGGTTGCTCGAATGCAATGCCCAAGCCTAATAATTACCATTCCGCCAGGCTCTGGTAAGAGCACAATTTTATGTTTATGGGTTGCATGGTGTATGAGTAGATACCCAAGTAGCCAGTTTTTATACATATCATACGGCTTTGAATTAGCGGCTAAGCATACAGAATTCATCCGTCGCATCATGATGTGCCCGCATTATGTTGCGTTCTTTGGTATTTCTATTCGTCATGATATGAAAGCTAAAGACCATTTTGTAAATAATTATGGTGGTTCGGTTAAAGCTTTCGGAAGCTCAGGCCCTATCACCGGACAAGACGCTGGCCTGCCTAACTGCGACCACTTTACGGGTGCCGTCATCATGGATGATATGCATAAACCAGATGAAGTGCATAGCCAAAATGTCCGCGAAGGCGTGATTCAAAACTATCGGGAAACAGTTGTCCAGCGGCCACGCTCGCCAAATGTTCCGATAATATTCTTAGGCCAGCGCCTACATGAAGCAGACTTGCCAGCATTTTTATTAAGCGGAAAAGACGAAAGAGTTTGGAAGTCGGTCGTACTTCAAGCTCTAGATGGTGCTGGCAATGCATTATATCCTGAGGTTAACCCTAAAGAACAGTTGTTGGAAAAAAAGGAGAAAAACCCATATGTATTTTCTTCTCAGTATCAACAAGAACCAGTGCCTGCCGGGGGTGCATTATACAAAGAGCGTAACTTTGCAATCCTTGATGAAGAGCCAGAATTCTTGGCAACGTTCATCACCGCAGATACTGCAGAGACTTCTAAAAACTATAATGATGCAACAGCATTTAGTTTCTGGGGCTTGTATAGGCTGGTTCAAGCTGGTCAAGAGTTGCAACAATATGCTCTTCATTGGATTAATTGTTGGGAACTTCGAGTCGAACCCAAAGAATTAGAATCTGAATTTATATCATTCTATAGCGAATGTATGTTGCATAAAACTAAGCCATTGGTTGCCGCAATTGAAAAGAAATCAACAGGGGTAACTCTATTATCCGTTCTTGAAGATATGCGCGGGCTTGAGCTTCGCGAGGTAAAACGGACCAAAGCTTCAGGCTCAAAGACCGACCGCTATCTTGAAATGCAACCAATTATAAACGCCAAGTTAATTAGTTTTACCTATGGTGCAAAGCATATCCATATGTGTATTGACCACATGATGAAGATAACTGCTAACGATTCACATCGTCATGACGACATAGCAGATACAGTATATGACGCAGTCAAAATAGCTTTAATAGATAAAACCTTATACTTACAAGAAACACGCGATAAACATCAAGCCGTAACTAATAACATGGCTAGAAATTTTAACCAAAGACTAAATGCAATAAGAAATGCTCAAAGGGGATAGCAAATGGATTATGCTAAAAAACACAAGGAACGTTTACCAGAGTTAAAAAAAGGTGTCGAAGCATGGCACGAGTACTTTAAACGTAACAATCAAAGATTCTGGGAATATACCAAATTTGTAATGGCTACAACCATTTCTAATACCCAGCGCACAGCATTAATGGCACTAAACAAACCGCCATTACAATTTAACATCATTGATGCAATGGTCTCTAGATTGCTTGGTGAGTTCATAAAACATACTCCAAGCTTTGAAGCAAGGGCCGCTGATGGCGTACCAATTTATGTTTTAACGCCTGAATTTACTGAAACCCTAGACATTATTGAGGGGCATTTACGCGCTATATTTCAAGATTCAACTAATGATTCCCTTAAATATAAACTCTACAGGGATATAATTGTCGGCGGTTTCAGTGTAGCTGAAGTACTAACCCAATACGTTAACTCTATGTCATTTGAACAAGTAATAGACGTACAAAGAGTCTTCGACCCAACCCTTACATTCTTTGACCCACTAGCACGTTTAAGCCATAAAGGGGATGGTGCATATTGCGGAAAACTTGTACCCTTAACTGTAGAGGACTTTAAATCTCATTATGGCGATAAAGCTGCCGAGAATATCAAATTTGGTGTAGGTGGTCGCTTAGAAGGGTTTAATTGGGCATATCAAAATCAACAACAAGATATCGTATTGGTAGCTCATTCTTATTGCAAAGAAGTTAAACGCGTGAAGATAGTAAAGCTTACCAATGGTCATGTTGTGCCTGAGAAGCATTACGAAAAGCTTATTGAAGCATGGAACGAAGAGCGTGTAATGGCAGTAGCGCCTAAAGTATTGCAAGCTCGCTGGACTGAAGTTGAAACAATTTGCCAATATCAATTCACTAATGACAAGCTTTTATATCGTCAAGAAACTGACTTTTCTATGTTGCCTTTGGTATTTATTGATGGTAATTCGGCATTAATTCGTGGCCAAGATGTATCGACCGGTGTGGATAGTGGCGCTGATAACAACGGTGATGACCAAACCGGTCAAACCGTGCAAATGACTAAACCATATATTATGCATGCGAAAGATATGCAACTGCTTATGAATTTTGCTGGCCAATCTTTAGCTAGTGAAATGGAAAATATTGTGCAGCATCAATATATAGCTAGTGCTGAATCTATACCTGAAGACTATCAAGAAGCATACACTAACCCACAATTAGCAAGTGTATTGGTGTGGAATGAGCTGTATGATAAAGATCCAAATATAAGATTAACACCGCCACAAATCCTACAACGTAGACAAATACCGCCAGAATTATCAAATACATTTAATGGCGCTGTTAACCATATTCAAGCAATTCTTGGTACATATGAAGCAACCCTAGGCATATCTGATAAGCAGTTGTCGGGCGCTGCAATTCAGCAAGGAGCATTACAATCTAATGCGGCAGCACTTCCTTATCTAATGGGCTGGACTAATGG